CCATATATCAACTTAAGGGAAAGTCCATTCACCCAAAAAATTTCGATGCAAGTTATTCAAAATTTTTAAGCAATGCACTGCATCAGAGTCTGAGAAATGATGCTTACATCAATAGTAATTGGCGTAATATTCTCCGAAAAACTTATCAGACGCTGGAAACAAATGATGTTAGATATTTGGTTATTACTTGGCCTAATTTTTATCGCGGTGAAGTGTTATATAATAATACTTTAACAACTTTTGTTTTTAATGATGTTGAAAATACATCTCTTCCCAAAGAACTTCGAAACTTAATCACTGAATTCTTTTCAACTTTTGACTTGTTTGACGAGGAAGTGGAATTTTGTAATGCTACACAACAGTTAACTAAAGATCTAGAATCAAAAAATATATGCCACGCATATATGATGGCCGATAAGAATATGCATCACAATATCTTCAGTGATACCAATTATTGGTTGTTTAACCCAAATAACAATACCTTAAACCAATGGGCAGTGGATAATAATCTAGTCAGTTATACTAATAATTTCCTTTCTGTACAAGGACATAAAGAGTTAGGTAAAATACTAATGACTCACTTGACAAATCAATTATAATAGCATATATTAATAGTATGAAATATTTACTGGTTGATACATCAAACATGTTCTTTCGTGCTCGTCACGTTGCTGCTCGCGGAGCAGATTCGTGGAGCAAGGTAGGAATGAGTCTCCACATCACATTCAATGCACTGTTGAAGACATGGCGGCAGGTTAAGCCTGACCATGTCATCTTCTGCCTTGAAGCAAGAAGTTGGCGCAAGAGCCATACCGAGACATACAAGCGTAACAGGCAGGATGTCAAGGATGCTATGAGCAAAAGTCAAGCAGAAGAGGATAAACTGTTTTGGGAGACATATGATGATCTTGTTAAGTGGCTTGATGCTAATACTAATAGCAGCGTTATTCGCTGCGATCATGCTGAGGCTGATGATCTTATTGCTAGATGGATTTACCTTCACCCTAATGATGATCATATTATATGTAGCACTGACAGCGATTTTTACCAGCTTCTTGCTCCCAATGTAATCATCGAGAACGGTGTAACCAATCAAACTATCAAATTAGATGGTTTCTACGATGACAAGGGTAAGCCAGTAAAGGATAAGAAGACCGGAGAGCATAAGGTTCCTGGTGATCCTAAGTGGATCCTGTTCGAAAAGATCATGCGTGGCGACGCCACTGATAACGTATTCTCAGCATATCCAGGCGTGCGCACCAAGGGAACCGCAAAGAAAGTAGGGCTCTTGGAAGCATTCGAAGATCGTGACAAGAAAGGTTATTCCTGGAATAACATGATGCTTCAGCGTTGGACTGACCATGATGGAGTTGAACATCGTGTGTTGGACAAGTATGAACAGAACCGCACACTGATTGATCTCACTTGCCAGCCTCCGGACATTAAGCAGGGCATTGACAACTATCTTATGAGCATTGAGCCTAAGAATGTTAGCATGGTTGGTGCTAAGTTCATCAAGTTCTGCGGCAAGTATGATCTGGAACGCATGAGCCAGAACGCACAGGGTGTAGCAGAGATTCTAAGTCAGAAACTACCTAAGGAGACAGCATGACAAATCCATATTCTTGGACCGTAGAAGTTGTAACAGATCCTGACACTGGAGAACTAATGCTTCCATTTCCACCAGATTTGCTAAGTCAGATGGGATGGAGTGAGGGCACTGATCTATCCTGGGTCGACAATGAGAACGGATCTTTTACTATCAAGAAGAAAGAAGAGATGCCAGTGCTTAATACCGACGACGACGTGGGATGTTAAAATGAAAGCCAAAACAATTATTGAAAATAAATTTTGGATTCTTGAAGAGGAAGATGGTAAGAAAATTGGAACCATTAGTGTTAAAAATAACAAAGTGACAGCAATTATCAATGATACTTCCCAATCATTCAATAATCTCGAAGAACTTAGTTCGAGATATAATGTATCATTTAATAAGAAAACAAAGCAGATAAAATCAACTCCAGACATGGAAGTATATGATTTCCCAACGTCACACGTTCCTTATAATGCATTGTGGCATGTAGAACGCAAGTTGCCTATATATACCAAGACAAATAAGAGCAACAGTTATCATTGTGCTGGGTATTACATCATTAAATTTGAACATGGGTGGGTCAAGAGTTTTAGTCCTAAGTTGATTACATTGCAGCGTTATGAATATAAAGGTCCATTTAAAACTAAATTTGAAATGATGGAAAAACTAAGGCTGCATAATGACACAGTTTAATGGTTATCATATAAAGAATTTTAATCAGCGTTGTAAGAATTTAACAGGCGACAAAGTAGTATTAACTGTTAAAGAATGTCGAGATTTACAAGCAGAAATTTTAGAATTGCTAGTTCTACTACAGGAACTCGAGTCCGACAATTCGAGATTAAAAATGCAAGCAAGCGAAATCTCAATAGAATTAGAGGGCGGCAAATTCTAATGATAAATAATAGCAGTATAAGTCAAAGTAAAAAGAGTTATGTCAAGACCTAAACCCAACATTCTATTAGAACAAACAAATAAATTAACTTACAAGTCAGATCAAGTTTTGGCATGTGAAGGAATATGGGCAGTATTCTACGATGCAAAACCAATCAATTTAAAAACTCAGAATCTAATTGCACAGTATCCAGGACCAAAGTATAAGAAGGTAAGTTTTTCTAACCCCGGACATGCTATCAATCTATGTAAGAAACTCAACACAAAGTTCAAGACAACAAAGTTTTCCGTGGTACTACTTAATCAAGGACCACCAATATTTCCGACGAAGCAATAAGAACCAAACTTAGTTGGACTATGGAAATGGCGCAGTATGCCAGAGATGTTATTCCTTCTCTGAAACAACTAGATAAAGGATATCCATTATTTTGGTTCAATCCAAATAAACTACATGGATTCAGAATGACCAATAGAGCATTTAATATTCTTTTGGATAGAGAATATAAAAATTGGACTTTTTTATTAAACGAAACAATCACTTCGAAAGTGATGATCTTGATGGACCAAAACATAGTCCATCCTTATCACATGAATTTAAATAAAGTTACATTCTTCCACGAACCGTTGGCAATTGCAATGGCATTATCAAATAATAATGTTGACACAGCCGTCAACATAGTATATTGTTAAATAGTTAGTGCAAAGAAGCAGAAAACGGTGCTAATAGGTTAGACGCTCAATAGTCTCGTGTGCAGTCACGGTTAACTGCACAAACTGCGGGGTTGTCATATTGGTTGTGTCCTAGCCTTCCAAGCTAGTCAAAGGAGTTCGATTCTCCTACCCCGCTCCACTTTTTTGACCATACAAGGAACAGTACAGATGGCTAGCAAAACTACTCCAAATTGGTCGCAACGAGTTGAAGAGAAGCGTCCCACTTCGGTTGTCTATACAAGGAAGAATACTCCTTTTGATGCTTGGAAGCAGATGGTAGTCGAAGAACTCACAAAGCGTTCTGCTGATAATCTAGTGCTAAATCAATTAGCAGCACTACATGCTTGGGAAGGCGATGCTACTCCTTCTAGTTATGCTTATATCCTTTGGCAGCGTGAAGTTCGTGCAGAAGACAAGCGCCGTAACCCAATGGGTTAACTATTACGTTGCAATTGTAATAGTATTTGTTACAATTGGACTGCTACTTTGGGCAAGATTTGGACCAGAAATTTACTGGAATTTCCTAACTTTTGCCCAAATGTGTTAGATTTCAATGGGTTAGCCCCTAATCTTTCTGGTTGACACATCCCCTATTGGTGCTATTATAAGTGTATGATGCAGAGAAAGAAGCGCACAGACCGCAACCACATAGTGTACCAAATTACCGTAAAAGGTAAGTTGTACATTGGTGTTACTGCCAAGACACAGAGCACTGTGGACAAGTCAGTCCGCAGCCGTATAGCCAAGCACTTTTATCGTGCTCAGACTGAGGGTCTTAACTGGCTACTGTGTCAGGCACTTCGTAAACTTGACTGCAAGGAAGATATCGAATATACTATACTTGCAGTCATTCGTGGAAAGACTGCGGCACATGATTACGAGCGTGAACTCATCCGTAAGATGATGCCCGCTCTCAACTCTGACAAGCGAGGAGCATGAAATGGCTAAACGTGAACGTAACATCCAATCTACTGTCACACTCTATCCCATCGAGGATGTCTTTGCTGCGGCTGTTGCTGCTCAGCGAGGCAACGAAGGTTATGTTAGTAGTTCTACGGGTATCAATACTCCGCTTAACAAGATGACTAACCGTCATATCATGACTGTCATCTTGAACAGGACTGATGCCGATGATTTCGATACGTGCGAAGCAGATTACGAACGTGCTCGCGAGATCATCGAATATTACAAAGGCAAGACCTTGGAGATCATGAGCGGCAAGGCCAACTCATATACCATGAGTGCCGCCAATGCTGCTTACAAGGAATCAGTTGCTTCCAACGATCAACTGACGATGGGATTGATTGCCAGTCTTCCCAATGCTTGGGAACGTAGTGTTGCTTATGACAAGACGTGGGATCGTGTTGATGATCTCAAGCGACGTTCTGTTCATTTTGGTTTGATTGGTGATAAGTTCGAAGGAAAGGTAGAAGTTCTCAGTTGCATCTATAGTAAGAATTGGTTTAAGTATTATACAACTGCTCTGACAGAAGCAGGTAATATTGTTAATTTTGCTGGTGACAGGGAATTCAAACAGGGCCATATGGTCGAGATTACAACTGCTAAGATTAAGCAACATGCAGCGGAAAATATCACTCGCTTGCATTATGTAAGAACAAAGGTTGACAAAGAAGCGTAAGAGTATATAGTAACAATATAGACGTTAACAACTTGGAGGTGCCAAATGTCTACTAAAACTAAGTCTGGTGATTCGCTTACTGAAACCCGCAGTGTTACTCTTGATGCTGCAAAGCGTGAAATTATTGTCGCTATGAAGCGCAAGCGTCCTGTGTTCCTT